ATCTCCGTGGCGATCCGGCTCATTAAGAAGAACGCCCCGCATATCAAGTGGATTCTGTCATTCGCAGACGGGACACAATGCGGGGATGGGACAATATATCGCGCAAGCGGATTCCTGCTTACCGCGATCAATAAGAATACCACCATCGTTGAATTGCCGAGCGGGGAGAAGATCGCACGGCATGGGACCTCAAAGCGGGATTTCAAGGGGGCGAATACTCTTCCAGGCTTTCAGTTGAGATATATCCTCCTGATCGATAAAACGGCCGAAATTGCAGTCGAGATTATTCCCTTCTCCAAAATCGAGGAACTCGGAGCAGGAATGTATCTCGGCGAGAAGATATCAAATGCGCGGGAAGCTGAAGGCTCGAAGCGTCCGGCGTCCAGTCGGAAGGAAGGCGGTTCGAGTCCGACCTCCGCGCTCCAAATTAATGAGGTGCTCGCCAATGGTTGAGCCAAAAGCCTATACTTGCCCGACCTGCGAAAAGGTCTATACATCGAAGAAACCATTCGATACTCACCTCCCGGTATGCGCTAAGAGAACCGCAGCTAAAAAAAAAAGATTGATGAAGCCGTTAAAAAAAGGGCCGAATCCGTCCAATCGGGAGAAAGCGCTCCAACTCACAATGCTGACGGGACCTTCGCAAAGGGAAATAAACTCGGCACCGGGAACCCGATCTTCAGGAAGCAGAAGGAATATAAGGCCCTCTTCGACGAAGTCCTCACCCCCGATGTATTCAAAGGCATTGTTCAGATTATGGCTAAGAAGGCTTTGCAAGGCGATATCCAGGCCGGGAAGATCGTCATGGAATACGGCCTTGGGAAGCCGAAACAGCACATCGGCCTGGAAGCCGAAGGCGGAGCGGATGAATTGGCTCGGGAGGCCCAAGCTTTCCTTGCACACCTCAACGGGGGCATGAAGAGCGAATAATGGGTATTCTATGGACAATCCTCGCCGTTCTAGGAATCTCCTTCCTCCCATTTGCGATATATATCGTCATCGAATATATACGCTTCCGGCTTTGGATTCGGAAAGAAGCGAAGGAATATCAGGAAGCCGAGACCCATTACGATATTAACCCCCTGGCCCGTCATGGGCTCAAATTCACGGACGAGCAAAAGGACAAAATCTCCGATCTTTCAAAATTGTGGGGGCCTGAATAATGGAGCAGGGCGAAAAGCTTTTGTGGGGAATTGTCCTCGGAGCCATTATCATCGGGTCCGGCCTTTGGATATCGAAGCATATCTTCGGGTTCTGGGGGTGGGTATGACAATCCTGGAAGCGCCGAGATTGCATTCGCCCGAGGAATTGAGGGCCGATGCTTCCCTATTCAATCACAGTCCCGAACAGCTTGCATTTGAACTATGTCAGGAAGCCATCCAGATCGGCGCAGCCGGAAGGCGCGGGGGCAAGACTCATGTGATCGCGAGGAAGGGAATCAAGGCCGGAGTCTCTGAAACGATTTGGCCCGATTGGCGCGGATTCTTCTCGGCCCCGACTCGCCAACAGGCAAAGGACCTCTATTGGAACCGGATCAAGCGGATCATTCCCCGCAAGCTTATCATGCATATAAGCGAAAGCGAACTGTTTATCCGGCTGTATAATAATGCTGAATTGCATGTCGAGGGCCTGGATAAGATGTCCAGAATCGAGGGTCAGCCTTGGAATTGGATGTCCGTTGATGAGACAGACGATACGAAATACAATGAGATCGAAGAGAAGATATATCCCATGATGGCGGACCGACAGGCACAGCTTATCTTCGGGGGCGTTCCGAATGGGCGATATTATCTGTATGACTTGAGCCTACAATACCCCGAATCCTTCTTCACTTGGAAGAGCGCCGATGTTCTTCCCCTTTATATGGGAGCGGAGGTCGCGAATGCCGAGATCGCCAGGGCGAAGGACCGCATGGATGACGCGATATTCCGGCAGGAATTCGAGGCCGAGTTCATCCATTTCGATTCAAGGGCCTACTATAATTTCGAGCATTCGATCCACACCGAAGAGGGACTTCCGTATGATATCAAAGCCCCACTTCATTTGGCGTTTGACTTCAATGTCGAGCCGGGGGTGGCGGTCGTTATCCAGGAGGGCCTCGAGCAGAATCTGAAGCGGGATCGGGACGATATGACCTTCGTCATCGGATCCGTGACGATCGAGAAGAATTCCACGACCCCCACGGTATGCCGGAAGCTTATCGAAGATTGGGGCAATCATCAAGGCCAAATCTTCCTGTATGGAGATGCGACCGGAGGGGCCCGGGGATCGGCAAAAGTGGCCGGCTCGGATTGGGATATCATCAAGGAAATGTTTCGGGCCAAATGGCAGGGCCGAATTCACATGAGGGTTCCGCGGTCGAATCCGAGGGAAAGGCCCAGAATCAACGCCGTCAACAGCAGATTAAAGAGTTCAACCGGGAAGGTTCGCATGAAGGTCGATAAGCGCACGGCTGCGCCCGTCGCGACTGACCTTGACGAGACTCCGATCATCAAGGGAAGCGCGGGGGAGATCGATAAGAAGGCGAATCCAGACCGAACGCACCATACGGACGCTTTGGGTTATTATGTAATCCGACAGCACCCCATCGGTGGCGGATATAAATTCAAACACCAACCAATTTGAAACGGGGAAATTAAATGGCAGTTGATACACCGAATCTTCAGTATGAAGCAATGTCCTCGGCGGGGGCCTGGGACCTATGTCAAGCGCTCCTGGCCGGAACCCCGGGGATGCGCGCGGCGGGTAAGGCTTATCTCCCGAAGGAGCCCGCCGAGAAGGAGAAGAATTATAAGGTCCGGCTCGGGCGCTCCTTCCTGTATAATGCCTATAAAAATACCATCGAGAAGTATATCTCGAGACCCTTCTCGCGCCCTGCGACATGGGATATCAAGAACAACGAAGACGCGAAGAATGCCCTCGAGCCTGTTATGAATGACATGGACGGGGAGGGCCTTCATCACCAAGACTTCTCGAAGGAATACTTTCGGATGCTCATGCGATGGGGCGTTTCCTCGGCGTATGTCGATTATCCCGAAGTCGACGATCCCGAATCAACCAACAAGGGCCAGGAACAGGCGAACGGACTTCGCCCGATCAATCGGGTCCTGAAGACCGTATCGATCATCGGATGGAAAACGGAGGAGCAAGCCAACGGTACGGAGAAGCTTTCGGAGATCAGAATCAAGGAAGCGTATGTATCAGACGGGGCCGATTGGACGCAAACCCTATATGAGCAAATTCGAGTGATCACAGCCACAGAGTGGAAGCTTTATCGCCGGGAGAAGAAGGCGAATTCCAGGAATAAGGAGCAGGAAGAGTATACCCTTTCGGATGAGGGTGAGATTCGGATTGCAGGGGAAGACTCGGACGATCTCCCGGTTGTGACGGCTTATACCTATAAGACCGGAATGATGACGGCTCTACCCCCCTTCCTGGAAATGGCGTGGACGAATCTCGAACTCTGGATGTCTTCGAGCGATCAGAAGAATATCTTGCGCTTTGACCGCCTGGGAATCCTATTCGGGAAGGGCCTGACGGACGATGAGAAGAAGGCCGGAATCACAATCGCGCCGACTTCCGCGACATTGACGGAGAATCCAGATGCCGGCCTGGAACGGGTCGAGACGAATGGCCAACCTGCCGAGAATGGGTGGAAGGATATTCGCGATATAATGGAACGGCTCGAAGCGCAAGGCATGGACCCCATGATACAACGCATGGCGAATGTCAAAGCCACGGGCCTTAATATCAATGAAACGAATTCCCGCTCCCAAGTCGAATCCTGGATCGACGCAGCCAATATAGCAATGAGGAAGATTCTTCAGCTTAACCTTGCGTGGATGGGCTTTGACATTCCGATCGATGATATTGAATACCAGATCAACCAGGATTTCGTATTCGCGACCAAGACGGCCCAGGAGGTCACGGCCCTTCAGAAGATGAGGGATAATGGCGATATAGGTCAAGTCGATTATACCAAGGAAATGCAAAGGTACGGAATCATCGCAGACGGGAACGCCGTAGAGATCGCGGCCAGGGCGCGAGCGGATCGCGGAACGGGCCTTGATTTCCCGGGAGCGCCGGGAATCCCGACCCCACAAACGAATGAACTTGGTTCGGCCTCGATCGGGGACGCGAGCCGTGAAGAAGTTGTTATCGGAGTGACACCTTAATGCCTTCAGCCAACGAGAAGCTTATGGACTCGGCAATATTCCGGTCCCTTCGCCAGAAGGGGGTCGAGGATCGGATCGCCCTCGAGGTCGCTCGAGTAATGCGCGATGAGGTCCTTCCGAATATCGCTCGGACCCTTGACAGGCTTCCCTTCAATTCCCTGAAGGGCACGGACTTCCGGCTGATTCAGCTTCGGAATGCTATTCAGAATGGTATGGCCTGGGATCAAGTCACGAATCCCCTGACGAATGCCATGCGTGATCTGGCCGTGGATGAGGCCGGAGTGACCATCGCTCAACTGAAATCAGCGACGCCGATCGACCTCGCCTTCATTACCCCCGGTCCCGATCTCCTGATTGCTGCGGTCATGGAACAGCCTTTCAATGGCGTCCTCATGTCCGAATGGTTCGCCAAAGTCGGCGCCAAGGCACAGCAGGATATATACGAAGCCTTCCGAGTCGGCATGATTGAAGGGAAATCGATTCCTAGAATGTCGGCCGATCTGCTCGATCGGAACTACGAAGCTTTTACGACAAACGGGATTCAAAGGGCCGTCGATAACGCCCAGGCCGTGGCGCGGACGGCTGCGAATCTGGTCCAGAATCGGGCCCGACAGACAGTATATCGGGCGAATGAGGATATCGTGAAGGGCGTGGAATATATCGCGACCCTGGATGATCGCACGACTTTCATTTGCATGAAGCTTCATGGGAATGTATATCCGATCGGCGAGGGCGAGCGTCCTCCCCAACATTGGAATTGCAGAAGCACAACGA